TGGAGGGAACCCGTTCACGGGGACGTTCGGCTGATGGCGAAGGTGATGAAGTGGGGGGAAACGGTCAAGGTGTTGTTGGATGTCGGCTTTCTTGCTGACGCTTTCACACTTGATTCATCAACACTGAATGGCACGGATGTGCTGAATGGTTCAACAGAGTTTGTGGATATCACCGAATATGTGCAATCGGTCAACATCAATCGTGGCCGTCAAACACAATTGGACACTTTCAACGCAGGCACTCTCAACATCGTTGCGAACGATCAGGCTTCAGGCCGCCAGTTTGACCCGTTGAACACCGACTCGACTTGGTATCAGGGTTCGTTGGGTATTGCTCCACGTCGCCAGGTGCAGGTGTACGGTGGCACCGCTGGCACAGCTGCGATGTTCTCAGGCTACGTCTTTGACTTGAACATCGACTATGCGGAACCACAACTCTCAACAGCCAGCATCACCGCTGTTGATGCCCTAGCCCAACTATCACAAACGACACTCACCGCATTCACCCCATCGGCTGAACTCACCTCAGCCCGAGTCAACACCATTCTGAATAGGAGTGAGGTGGCTTGGTCTACAGCGTTGCGGTCTATCTCTACTGGTGTCGCAACGTGTGGCACGGTTGCTTATGAGGATGCGACGAATGCTTTGGCTGCTTTGCAGGCTGTGCAGTTCGCTGAGGATGGTCGTTTGTTTGCTGACCGATCTGGAAACATCAACTTTGATCCGCGTGTATCAGTTTCGTTTGGGACGGCTGTGGCAAGTTTGGGTGGAACTGCGGTCAATGCAATCCCGATCTTGTCGTTGTCAAATCTTTATGGTGCTGAGACTGTGGTCAACCGTGCATCAGTTCAGATATCTGGTGGGACGGTGTCGAGCATCGCGAATGGGACGGCTTCACAAACTGAGTACGGCATCAAGAACTTCTCGTTGACAGACATCCCGTTGGCGACTGAGGCGGCTGGGTCGGCTTTGGCTACGAACCTAGTGGGACGGTTCTCGGAGCCGGTTGTCAAGTTCAATGAGGCTTCGGTGCTGGTCAACATGTTGACAACCGCCCAACAGGAACAGATTGCAGCTTTAGAGATTGGTGACATTCTGTCGGTGACCCGAGTGTTTGAGTCTGGTGCGCCCTTGACGGTCACCCAGAATGTGGTTGTTGAATCCATCCAACATCGCCTCAGCCCTGCCAGACATGAAGTGAATATCGGGTTGGGGCAGATTCAGTTGATCACACCGTTTATACTTGACACGTCGCAACTTGACGACGCAACCGTTGGACTACAATAGGAGAACTATGGCACTCAGACCTTCATTCGCTCCAGCCGATGTGCTGACCGCTGCAAATATGAATATCATTGCAAACAGCTTGATCGCTGTAGCAGCGCAAACAGGTACCGCATACACGATCGGTACTGCTGATGTTGGCAAACTTGTCACGCTCAGCAATGTGGCCGCACAAGCAATCACCATCCCAGCGAACTCATCTGTCGCGTTCGCTATAGGTGACCAAGTCAACTTCATGAATCTCTCTACCGGTACAGCAACCTTTGCTGCTGGTGGTACTGCTGTGATCCGTTCGGCTGGATCAAAGTTGAAACTCGCTGATCAATATGCTGTTTGCACCGTACTCAAGATCGACACAGATGCTTGGGTCATGCTCGGCAACGTCAAGGCCTAGCCATGCAAATCCTTGCGGGCGTAGGTGGTGCTAATCCTCCAACATCAGTTGAATATCTTGTAATTGCTGGTGGCGGTGGTGGTGGACAATCTCAATTTGCTGACAGAGGTGGCGGTGCTGGCGGTGCAGGCGGCTATCTTTCTGGAACAAGTTCAATCACGGGTGGAACTTCTTACACCATAACTATCGGTGCGGGTGGTACCGGTGGTAGCGGTTCTCCGTACAACGGTGTTGTTGGAAGCAATAGCGTATTTTCAACTTTTACTTCATCAGGTGGCGGATACGGTGGCGGTGCTACAGGTGCTACACCAGGCGGTAACGGCGGCTCAGGCGGTGGAGGTCGTGCTGGTGCAGGTGGAACAGCAACCTCAGGTCAAGGTAACAACGGTGGAAGTGGCGCAAACCAAGACGCTGGTGGTGGTGGTGCAGGTGGCGGTGCTGGCGCAGTAGGTGGCAACGGCTCATACTCAATCGGCGGAGATGGTGGTGCAGGTTCAGCATCATCAATCACTGGCAGTTCTGTCACTCGTGCTGGCGGTGGTGGCGGCGGCGGATATGCACCAGGAGATATTCCTGGTGGCCGTGCTGGTACTGCTACCGCTGGCGGTGGTGCTGGTGGTGCTGGTAATGGTGTGGCAGGAACCGCAGGTACAGCCAATACGGGCGGCGGCGGTGGCGGTGGTGGCGGTGGTGGCGCAGGATTAGGTGGTGCTGGTGCAGCAGGTGGTTCAGGAATTGCAATTATTGCTTATGCCGACACATTTGATGAGATTGCGTCTATTGGTGTTGGTCTCACATATTCTGTTTCGACTGTTTCTCGTTCGGGATTTCGTGTCTACACATTTACCTCAGGCACAGGAACGGTTGCATTCTGATGGCACACTACGCATTTCTTGATGAGAACAATGTTGTGACTGAGGTAATTGTTGGTCGCAATGAGGATGAAGTTGTTGATGGCGTATCTGATTGGGAGGCGCACTATGGTGCGTTTCGTGGTCAGCGTTGTTTGAGAACTTCCTACAACAACAACATTCGCAAACAGTTTGCAGGTATCGGCTTCACTTACGATGAGGCCGCTGATGAGTTTGTTGCTCCTCAACCGTTCGCTTCTTGGTCTCTTGATGCAAATAACGATTGGCAAGCACCGACACCAAAACCTGAAGGTAATCATTTGTGGGATGAAGGTTCGCTGTCGTGGGTCGCATACCCCGCTGGCTGATAGTTCTTCCTGCGGTTCTACTTTCATTCTTTCCGTTTGTTGCTCGTGCTGATGCGGTTCAGGGCTTGGATGCCTCTTACTATGTGATCGACGAGATACCACCCCAGAAGTCAACGACGCTGTACACGTTGTGTGCGAGTGAGTTGGAGAACAATATCAACCGCAGCTATGACGGCGAACCTGTTGATGGTTGTCCTGATGATCTGTTCATGGTGCGTCTGTCTGGCTTCATCTCGATCCCTGTGCATGAGTCGATTGAGTTCATGTTGGCTTCTGATGATGGTGGTGAGATCACGATTGGTGGCAACACCTTTGGTGTTTGGTATGACCAGGGTTGCACTTGGTCAATGTCTGGCAATCTCAGCCTTCAGGCTGCAAGTGTGTCGCTCGAACTCTTTGCGTACGAGAACGGCGGTGGTGCATGCCTGATGTTGGCTTGGAAGATTGATGACGGCAACTGGGAGATCGTGCCGGACGAGGCGTTCACTACCAGCCCGACTGTGTCCACAACAACAAGTGAGGTGTCCACAACGACTGTGGCCGAATCAACAACAACTCAAGCATCAACTACTTCTTCCGTACCCCAAACAACATCAACAGAATCAACGACGACCACGCTAGAACCGTCAACAACTCAAGCATCTACAACCACCACTTCAACTACGACCACCTTGACGGTTGTTGAAACCACAACCACCACAGAACCCGCATCACCACCGCCAGCGCAGCCACCTGCAACGGTTGAGCCACCGCCCACAACGATGCCAGCACCACCAGATACGGAACCCACACCACCAGAGACACAACCAAGTCCACCAGAAACAGCATCACAACCTCCAGCGACAAACCCTACTGTTCCTCCAGCCCAAACCATACCGTTCGTCACAAGCCCACCAGACGCGCCACAAGCCCCCGAGACGCTCCCAATCCCCGACACCGCGCCACCGCCACCCCAGACCAACCCAGCCCCACCAGACGTGAAGCAAGCCTTGACCGAAGAACAGTTTGATGCCGTCATCGAACAACTCTCAGAAGCAACCGAAGAACAAATCGTCGCCCTAGTCGACGACCTCATCACAAAAGACCTCGACACCAGCCAAGCCGCCGCATTCGTCTCTAGCCCTGCCGTGCTTGCCGCCATCACCAGTGTTCAGGCTGAGGCGTTGTTCGCTGAGATCAGCACGGATGAGTTGTCTGTGGAGCAAGCTGCTGAGGTTGTGGCTGCGGTGCAGGATGCGCCTGCTGAGGTGCGTGAAGCGTTTGAGTCGGTGTTGAATATCTTCTCAGGGTTCGCCGATAGTTATGTGCCGGTTGATTCACGCATCCCTGTGTCTGAGCGTCGTGCCTTAGTTGCGTTGGGTGCGGTACTATTGGCTGCAAGTCCTGCGCCTACTTTACGGAGACGACAATGAGATTCTGGGGCGAGATGCATGCACTCCTCTGGACTATCGGCGCATCCATCATCACGATTGGCACGTTGTCTGGGTTCACCCAGCAACTTGCCATCTGGGTGACGGTTGGGACTTTGTGTCTTCATTTGGTTGGCGCACTAACCAAGAAAGAAGACAAGTCATGAAGAAGATTCAAGATGTGGGTGGCCGTATTGTCGCTGTGTTCCTGTCGTCAGCCTTGGCCATTGTTGGTGGTTCTGCTGTGATCGCACCGGAACTAGAGATTTGGAAGTCGGCAATTCTTGCAGGCTTCGCCGCTGTTGCCACCGTCGTACAGAAGTTGGCTCAAGCCTCTTTGGATGGTCAGTTGACTGCTGAAGAAATCAATGAGGCGTTCGGCGCAAAGAAGAAGTAGCCATGACCAAGATGCCTTGGCCTGTGGTGCCGATCAAGTTCTGCGAACATCTCGCTGGTAAGAAGCCGTCCGAGATCACGACACCGATGTTGCGTCGACTGTCTTGTGGCGGGATGATGCATCATTGTGCTGCTCGTGCAGTTGAGGCAATGATTGCGGCTGCCAAGGCTGATGGTGTGAAGTTGACTCCGACTTCCAGCGGCGACACATTCCGCAGCATCGAACAGCAACGCGCTGGGTTCGTTGTTCGCTACAGCAAGACCCCCCTGCCGAATGCCTCGACACGCACTTGGAACGGTGAGAAGTGGTATCTCAAGCCTGGCAACGCCCCCCTCGCTGCACCCAACGATGACCCAAAAACCTGTTCACGTCACATGCTTGGTATCGCCATTGACATTGCGAACACCGGCAACAAGAAAGTGATGGATTGGCTGCTTGCCAACGAGCAACGCTTCGGCTTCAGCCATGAAGTTGTGGAGATGCCTGGTGCTGAGCCTTGGCATATTCGGTTCACTGAAGGGCAAGCCATGCCTCAAGCCGTCCTCGATTATGAAGCGACACTTCCCGCATGATGGACTGGGGGATAGTTCTCGCAGCTCTGATCGGCTTGGTTGGCACCGTTCTCACAACGCTCATGATGGCGTTCCGCAAAGAGAACCACGAAGACCACGCAACGGTGATGGAAGCAATCCGCACCATCGGTGGAAATGTGGACAAGATTGACAGTAAGTTGGATTCACACATCGACTGGCATCTCAAGGGGACAAACAGTGGGCAAGTTTCTCAACGAAATCCGACAAGAAAGCCCACAAAAAAGGCGTGACCGGATCAGCGAAATCGTTGCTGGACTCAACGACCAAGACGGCAAAGACCTACTAGAAGCCCTAGTCGATCCAACGATCACACCCGCGCAAATCATCAAAGCCCTCCAAGCGCGAGGGATAACACTTCACGGGTCAATCATCACCAGATATCGGGCAACCAATGTCGCTCGCTGACACCATCCGCAACGGACTCACCCCAGCATGGCCAGTCGTAACACCAGGCAAACGGTACACAGTCCCTAAACTCAACATCCAACCACCGACGGCTGGTGTCTATGAGAAGGCTGTGATTCTGCCTGACATGCAGATCGGCTACTTCCACCAAGCCAACGGCACACTAGAAGCCATCCACGATGAGGACGCAATCACCTGCGCTTTAGCCATTGTCAAAGCAGCCAAACCTTCACAAGTGGTCTTGGTTGGCGACAACCTCGACCTCTGCGAGTTCGGCAAATATCGCTACACCCCAGCGTTCGCCCGCACCACCCAAGCCGCCATCGACCGTGCCACCGAACTATGCGCCCAGATCAGAACGCTCGCACCGAAAGCCCGCATCATCTGGATCGCAGGCAACCATGAAGAACGACTCGGCAACATGATCCTTGACTCAGCCTCCGCAGCCTTCGGGCTTCGACGTGGACAAACACCGCACGACTGGCCTGTCATGTCAGTGCCATACCTATGCAGGCTTGATGAGTCTGAAGTTGAGTACCTAAGCGGCTACCCGACAGGAGTGCATTGGGTGAACGAACGCTTGCACGTTATTCACGGCGACAAGGTCGCATCAGGTGGATCGACTGCCCACAAGTATTTGGCAACCCAGAAAACCTCAGTCATCTTCGGTCACATCCACCGGCGCGAATGGGCTGAGAGGACTAGGGATGACTATGACGGTGCGAGAACGATCTTGGCTGCATCGCCAGGCTGTTTGGCTAGAACCGATGGAGCTGTTCCATCCACTCGTGGCGGCCACGACTTGGATGGCCGTCCGCTGTATCGGTCTGAAGATTGGCAACAAGGCTTGGCAGTTGTCGAGTATGAACCTGGTGACGGCGACTTCAACCTTGAACTTGTACCCATCCGTGACGGCTGGGCTAGGTGGCGTGGCGTAGATTATTTGGCAGGCAAGTCATGACTATCGTGCTGGTGACTTGGGCTGACACTCATTCTGGTGGCATTGGCTGGACACCAATCACCGACATCGACCAAGACGAATACCTCATTCAGACGTGCGGGTTTCTGTTGGCGACCAGTGATGGTGGCAAGGCTGACCATGTGACCGTATTCCAGTCCCGTACAGCTGATGACGATTTAGACCATATTCTGCACATTCCTGTGGCGATGGTGCGCAAGATTCAGGTCTGTAGCCCGCAAACCTTTACCCCATAAGGCTCAAAAAATATCTGAAATAATGCTTGTAATTGTAAGACAATGCCCCTAGATTGAACTTATCGGCAGGAACCACTTGCTGATAGTCCAAGGAGGGACATCATGGAAACAGCAGTAACGGAAACATTCTGGTCAGACCTTGGCGGTCGGATCGCATGCAATAAGCACATCGGAATGGAAGCCTCAGCAAGATTGCAGAGCCGACCATTAGCAAAAACCATCACCACATCAATGACCAAATGGTTCAAGATGACAGACCAAGAAGCAAGCGAGTTCTCCGAACTTGTTGGACTTGACCACACCATCTGCGAATCATGCAGAAGCGGACGATGAACATTAAATACCCTACCCTTACGATTCGCCTGCCTCAGCACACCCTTGATTGGGTGTGGGAGGAGGCTGAATCCCTTGATATCTCCAATGCCGAAATAGTCAGACGGGCATTGAATCTCTACCACCAAACCAAAGACCACCCAACCGACTAGGCTGAGAAGCGGATCGTTCTGCGACCTCGGCGGGCGCATGGAACATCCCCCGCATCTCCCCTCCTTGGGTGCGGGTTATATATCGGACAAACGGAAGGCAACCTAT